CGTGCGCTGGTTTGGGTCTTTGTCGTACATCAGGTATTGCCAAACAGTGAGTTGAAGTCTTTGGTGTAGTACCAATCAACGGTTTTGATGCCCACGCCGTCTACCACGTCATCCGGCACGTTGCCCGTATCTGGGTCTCGGATTTTAGCCACGATGGCCCACGACTGCGGGTGATATTCAAACGTCCAATCGAACTCCCATAGGTGCGCCCGGCCTAAGCCGATGTCGCGGCCTCGGAACGTGCAGCCTGAGCATTTCCAGTAGTACGGCGGTGCGCCTGCCCAGAAGGTTGAGTTGACTTTGTTTGACCAGTCCAGTGAGATAATGTTTGGGTAATCCACGTACAGCGAGCCTGTCGCGGTCAGTGTGAGGTTTGATTCCGTCACCGTCTCGTTGATGGCCGTCGTGTAAACCTCGCCACGTAGCGCGATGTCTTTGTAATCTGATGGGTAAGTCCAAGACAGTATAATCCGGTTGCCCAGCCGGTCAACGTCGGTCTGGCGCTGCTGGATGCTGCTGCCGCCACTGAATACAAAACTGTTCGCCCAGTCCGCCACGGTCTTGTAGTCAACGGTAACCATCGCCGCCGTGGGCGTGTCGCGCACCATCTCATAGGTCCGCTGGTGAACCTTGAGGTTCGTGTTGCCCGGCGCGCTGTCGCCGTGCTGCGGGATGCCGCTGGCAACAAACGCCTGTTGCTGCGGAGTGGGTAGGCCGGTGGCGGTCAGTCCGGTCACCATAAACACACGCGTCATGGAGACAACGACGCCCTCTTGCTCCACGACGTTTATGGTGTTGACTAAGTCTGCTACTACGGCCATGTCATTATCCCGCGAATGCTATCTTGTTTTTGCCGGTGTTGGCTTCGATGTTGCGTAGGACTTGCAGCGCCGGGTCTTCGCGGTCCCTGGGCGCACGCGCGCCGGGGGTCTGCTGCATTACCGGCACCGCACCGACCGCCACGTTGGCGTTGTACTCTGCGCCCGCCCGCCAGTTGGAGAAGCGCTGGCCCAACGTGCCGCGTTCTGCCTTGCGGTTTTCTATCTCGGCCTTGCGCTTTTCGTATTCAGCGTCAAGCCGTTGCTTCTCGTTGAATGCTGCGGCGTGCGGGCTTTCACTTACGAATCCGCCTTGCTTATCAAGCAGCGCCTGTGCCTGTTCACGGCGGTCTTCGGGTATGCCTTGCAGTCGCCGGTCTGTCATTGCCTTGGTGCGTTTTTGTTCAAGGTCGCTGTTCGGGTCGTGGGCGTACAGTGTGAGATAGAAATCATTCACCGCCTTCGTCGCCTTCATCCAAGCCAGTTCGATGTTTTCAATCTTGGTTAGCATGCTGTCGATGGTATCGACTATCGCACCGAACGCCATGTCTACCGCAGGCCCGACACCTCCCATCCGTTCCACCCAATCTATAGTGTCTTGGGTCACCTGCTGGATGTAGGGAGATACGACTCGCGCCAACTGGTTGCCAACACCTTCAAGCATTAAACTCAGCGTACCCATGGCATCGCCAGCGTTGTCGATCTTGGTGACGTCCAACTGGCTGAGGTTGATGCCGAAGAATCCCAGAGTATTGGCAGCTTCCCTTATCGCCTGCCCCGCATTCTCAAACAGCGATATGAGCGCGCCGCCCGACTTGCCGAAGATGTCGCGCGCCGCCGCTATGCGCTTCGATGGGTCTTCGATCTTATTGATAGCGTTCGCGATGGCCTCGAACTGCTGCGCGGGCGACATCTTTTCTAGGTCTGCAATGCTCAGCCCGATGCCCTCGAACGCCTTCACCGCCGCATCGTTGCCGCCGAACGCAGTACCCAGTGTGTCTGACATTTTTGCGAATGCAGCGTTAAGTGCGCCCGCGTCCACCCCAGCCTGCCCGGCTGCGAACTGAATTGCGCGCAACTCGTTGTAGGTCAGGCCCAACGCTTTGGCAAAGTCGTTGGTATCGCCAACGGCGTCAATACTCTGCTTGGTGAGGTATGCCAACCCAGCCGCCGCACCCGTTGCGGCCACACCAAATGCAGTGAATCCGCGCGTGGCGATGTTTCCCATGCTGGTGAACACGCCGCCCATGTAGCGCTTCATATCCTTCGCTTCGCGGGTCAGCGACTTTAAAAGCCCCTGCGCTTTATTGATGCCCAACGACAAGCCCTTAGTGCTTGCCGTTATCATCACGTTCAGTCTGGTGACCTTAGCCATTGCTTAACCTCGCGTTGTGTCCGCTCGCGAACAAATCAAATAGCATTTCCATCTCCTGCGCCGTCTGCTTTTTCTTCGGCCCAAAGTCCGGCACGAAGTCCGATACCTTCAACGCCTTCTGGCCGCGCTGCCGCTGGACGTTGTACTGGGTGGCTGCAACGTAGCCCGCGCGCAGGTCTGCGCGATCATCGCCCCACGGGGCAATCTGGTACGCGGCCATGTATTCAATTAAACGGGAGGAGGGTATCTCCTCCACCTCCCATATCCACTTGTCTAAATGGGCGCCCACTGAATGCATGAACATGCGCAGCGGACTGTCTCTTAGTTTTTTACTTCTTGCTCCACAACGTCCGGCGAGTCGTCGGCCAATCCGTTGAGCCGCAGGCCCGCTTTCATAATCACATCAATGGCCTGTGAATTCAGGTTCGCAACGCGCTCGAACATGTTGTCGCCGAACAGCCGCTTGCCGTCGGCGTCGCTGATAAAGTACGCGCAGCACTCGGCCCGGAAAAGCTTCACTTGGTCGCTGCCCGAGCCGATGCGCCCGCACATTACTTGGATTCGGTCAAGCTCGCGCGCGTTGACTTCGCGGATGAACACCGTGCCGCCAAGCGCGGGCACGTCGATCTCTTCGGTCTTGAACTTCGCGCCTGCTGCTAGGATTTCGTCTTTGGTGAGTGACATGTTGTTTCCTTCCGGGAATGGTTAGCTCCGGCTGATAGAACCGGAAATCTTGAATGTGCAAGTTGCTGTCATCTTGTCTTCAAGCGGGACGACAACGCCGAGCTCGGTCTGTCCGCAACTGAAGGTCCACGTGCTGCCCGTACCGCCGAAAGTAAGCACTACTGTTTCCATCGCACCGTTGGTGAGAATCGGAGGAACCAATCCGGGCACCCATGCTATTTCCAATTCGAGCGTACCGTTGTCAACCAAATCGACAAGCCCGAAGGTGTGCGCGTTGGTCGTGCCCATGTGACTTGTGTTATAGGTCTCACGCGTAACGCCCGAGATGTTAATGCCGATGATATCAGCGGAAAATGCGCTGGTCCCAAAGACAACTGTTGAACCTGTTCCGACGTCGGCTGACATTATCAGGCCTCCTTATAGTGCATGCTGTAGGTTTGCGAAATTGCGTGAACCGGTCGCCCGGTCCCGTCTGCTAATTCAATCTGTGACTCCGCCATGTCTTCAAGCCAGAGCCGCCGTATGTTGATGCCCGCCACCGTCGTGCGGTCGTTCACGGTGTCAAGCGCTGCCTTTGCCGCCTCGGCAATCACGCCCAGTGCCAGCCGCTGCTGTCCGTAGAACGTGATGCCAATCCGCACGAGGTACAGGCCAGAAGCGCCGAGCAAGTGATGGTCGGGGTCCGTGCTTTCGCGCCCGAATACAGCGAACGGGTAAGCCGCGTTCTGCGGCGCGTAGCCCGGATAGATGCGCGTACCGCACAATGCGGCAACGGTGCCGTCGGCTTCAAGCAGTTGCGCAATGGCTTGCTCCGGCTTCATCCCAGCATAGCCCTCACCTGCTTCTGCAACGCCCGTTCATACGCGCGGCCCGATGCGCTGCTAGCGGCTTTCAACGCATCTGCCCGCACGTTTTGCGCTTGGGTTCCGGGGTGCATGAATACGGCCTTGCCAAAATACTTCGTCTTGTGTGGCTTCGTTCCGAGGTCAACCAAGTGAAATGTATAACGCGGGTCGTGAATGCCTTTTGATGACCACTTGCCACGACTCTGGTTTCGCTTGTCTGTGTAAGGTGCACGAACAGCGGGTGAATTCTTGATACCGATAACGGCAACCACGACGCGGTTACGCTTGTATACCTTGATGTTGATATGCAGCGCGCGCGCCATGGTTTTAGATATTGGCTTTACGCGTTCGCGCATGTTTTTTAGGATGGGCTTTGCTGCCTCGCGACTGGCGACCCCTAGTGTCTTGCGAATCATGGTCGTGTCGATGTTATGCAGCGAACGCTGAAATGCAGCCATGCCAATGACTACATCATCATGCCGGTTGCTTCTCTCGCCTGCTCTTGACCTAAACACGCTCGTTGCACTCCAGTGTCAGCATCACGCCCTTCTCTTCGGCGTTCCGCATGCCCTGTATATAAAATGTCCGTCCGTCGTGGACGATTCGCATATTCTCTGTTACCGCGCTCGTGTGCCGGATAGTAATCTCGTGCGTGATCCGCGCCACGTTCTGCTGGGCCTCGTAGCCTTCCGCCGCCTTCATTGGAGCCACGCGCCCCCACACCGTCGTCACCGTTGACCAGGTATCGACAGGCTGATTCAAATCGTCCTGCGCTTCCGACTTGCTCTGTATGGCAAGCCTATGACGAAGTGAGCCCGCGCGCATAAATGTTCAGGTCTCCTCGAAATGCGTTCATGCGGTCGAGCCGCTGCGCCGCGATGGGCGATTCCATCGCAGACACGCCAATAATCAGCGCCTCGCGGTTCTCGTACCAGTGCGCGGCTTTCATCCGTATCGACTGCTTAATCATTTCAGGCACCGCCGCCGCTGCGCCGTAGCCCGCAACGTAGCGAATCTCTATCGCGTTCCGCCGGTCGTACACGCTGGGCCAGCCGGTGCTACGGTCGATATAGATGCGGCCCGGCTCCGTGCTGGTATCAACGTCGTAGTCGCCCGTGCTCAGCGTCTGCTGCGTGTTTGAGAGGTCGTAGTACTTCACGTGCGTGACACTCTGCAGCGGCGGGCGCGGCAGGTCGATATAGTCCGACGCTGGGAAGCGGTCCAACGTTAGCACCCACGTGGCGGTGCATAGTTGCCTCCACAGGAACGACTGGGTGTCTTCCGTTGCCGCCGTGATATACGCTTCCACCTGAGCATCGTCCGCACTCGTGTCGATATGCGAGTGCGCCTTTAACTCCGCCGTTGTAATCGGATTCTCGGTGGCCGCTGTATAAAGCGTGAGTCCCATTACGGCGTTACATCCTGCACGACAACGACGTTCAACACCGCCGCGCTGCCGCTGGAGTTCGTGGCATACGCAACCGTCACGTCGTTGGTCAGCGGATTCGTGAATGGCGCGCCGGTACACCACTGCAGCGGCACGTTGGCCGCAAGCGTAATGGTATTGCCGCCGGTCGCCGCCGTGTGGTTGGTTTCGATAGTCAGCGCCGCCGTGCTGTGCATGTAGACGGCAACTACCTGCGACACGTCAATGCCGCCCAGCGATAGCACCTTGTCCGTGCTGCCGTTGCTGACTGCCACGTCGGAGATGCGCACCACGCCTTCATCGCTCGGCGACAGGGTCTTGCTCGTGCTCTTGGATGAGCCGTTTTCGACAAACGACCACGATAGTGTTACTGGCATTTCTTGACTCCCTGAAGGGTTGAGAATTTGAAGGCGGGTGCCTCAGAGTCAGCCTTCACAACAGCGAAGTAATGGGCGCCCACGAGCGCGCGGGTATCGAGGTCCATCGTGCCGATGAAGGTTTTATAGATGACAGTGCCCGGCGCGTTGCCTTGGAATACGTCCGCGTTGCGCTTGCCGTAGTGCTCAGCGCACTTGGCGAGATCGGCCTTGGTAATGGTGGATTCAACGACCATGACGGCCTCTGCGTCCATAGCCGCGCGTGGCGGTCTCTGGTTCAGGCGCGGTCGCCGTTTCCACCAGTGGATCGGGTTCGTCATCGCTGATATCTTCCACCGGCGCGGGTTCGGGGGCGGGGGCGGGCGCGGCAGGCAGTGGTACCGCTTCGATGCGTCCGCACATGATTAATTCATCGCGCAGCATGCCGGTCGGGAAAATGATATCGCCTTTACGGTACATGCCGTAAGCGGATTTAACTCTGTAGGGCTTTGGTGTTTTCATCGTGCCTCCGGCGGCTTGCCGTGTTTGATGTAATCGGATACGCGCTGGTAAATCGGTGACAGGTCAGCGCTGGGCCAGAGGATGCAATCCTCGATATGCCCAATAACCACGTGGTTAGCGAGGCAAACGCGGCGCCCTGATTCCTTCCACTTGAACCAAAAATCAATATCGGCATCTACGTGGCCGTCACCCCATCCGCCATCCGCTGCCGGTCGCGCGGCCATCCAAGGTTTCGGGAAGTCGCGCAGCTTGTCGGCGCGGATGAAGGTCAGCCCGAAGTGGCCGGTGGCGATGTCGGAAGTCAGTCCGTCGAAAATACCAGCAGGTACGGTGCTCATGGACTTGCCTGATTCGTCGCGCATCGTGAACAGCGGCGCGTTGCTGCCACGTCCAGACTGCATCGGCACAAGCGCGTCAATCGTCGGGTGCGTTTCCATGATCCGGTAGAGTTCCACCACGTCCTGTGTCGTGAACAGCGAGTCATAGTCGAGCGTGCAAATGTACCGGCACTCCGGGCGCGCGATCTCTTCTTCAATAGCGTTGCACAGGTGCTGATTCCAGAAGCATCCAGAAAACGAACGCACACGGGCTTTGACTTTTTGCAGCGCCTCGTATATGCAGCGGTGATGCTCGCTTGGTCCGTAGCGCGGCGTGGCCAATACAAACGACACACCATCAAACGCAAGTTCGCCAGATGGAACGCTCGGCTTGTATCCCACCATGTTCAGGCTGATTTCGAGACTAGAACAGTCCTTCACGTCGCTCTGGAATATCCGCACGCGCTCAAGTCCCGCCTCGCAAAACATCGCGCTCAGCTTATCCCGCGTGAACACCGCGCCGTGGTGGTCGTCGCTGTCCATGTGCCCGCCCATCAGGTAGCCCTCGGCGTTGATTGGAATACCAGCCGCCACTGTGTGACAGATGATTTCCATATCAGGCACGCAGACCTTCAACGCACCGCCGGGTTTCAGCACGCGCACCCACTCTTTAATCACATCCATCGTGATTCGGTGGCTGAAATGTTCCAGCACGTGGCTGGCACGAATCTCATCCGCGCATGAGTCCGGCAGTTCAAGCGGGTAAACTTCCTCGCCTGTCTTGCGGTCCATGTTTTTGTAGCCGGGCAGTTCGCAGCCGCCCGCGCCAAGATTCAACTTTAGGGTGTCGGGCAGCTGCGCCCGCGTGTTCGCCTCGATGTTTCGCAGCACGTTTAGTGCGGGATCTGATTTCTTTTTCTTCATTCCTCATCCTTCCGGGAATCGGTTAAATCCTTCCCATCGCGCCGTGGTTGCGGATGAACCCGCAGAGCCACGACGCGAGTGGGGAAGGAAGGAGGGAGTTACACGTAGATGATGTCCGTCGCGCCAGACAGCGTGTCGGTGTTCGGCGTAACGGCGCCGCGCCCGAGTACACCCAGCACTGCCGTGGTCCGCGTGGTCGCGGTGCCGGTGATGCTGATGTTCACGTAACGCTTGCGGGCGTTGGCCAAGTTCACATCGAAGACAATGGTATCGGTGGAGCTGGTCGTGGGCGTCGGGATGATGAATCCGCCCGTGGCCGCAGTGCCACCAACCGCGCCGCTGATGTCAGTGAAGGCAGTCGTGGTGTCGCCTTCCTGCAACTTGAGCGCACTCATGAGTGCGCCGGTGGCCACAGCCGCGCCGATGTAGTAGACGCGAAGGTGGTCATATCCAAGCGTGTCAACGTAGCCCGATACGGCAGTCGTGCCGATGGTCTGCGGAGCCACGAGTTGTGACGATTTGGTGTTTTGAATTTCAATCATTCTGGTTATACCTCGTAAGGTTTAGCCGGGCGGTTGCCCGCCCGGCTGTGGTTATCAGGTGGTGCCAATCAGCGCGACGATGGGTCCGGCAACGCTGGTGTCGCCGTAGTCATGCACGTTGATGTCGATGCGTTCGGTCGCCTTCACCGCGATCTGGTCTTCGGCGAACTTGTAGTCGCTGGACTGGGCGAAGGTGAACTCGCGGCGGTCGCCCATGGTCGCGGCCATGGAGAGGTCGCCGAAGAGCAACATGGTCGTGGCGTTGATGGTGCTGGCCGTTGCGGGCAGTACCTGCGAAACGATGATGGGATAGCCCATGAACGAGGGCTGGAACGCGCCGCTCACGCTCTGGATGGTGTTACCGCCAGCGGTAAGCGCGAGGCGCTGGAATACCGTGGAATAGCAGAGCTGGGAGCAGAAAAACTTCGCGTTCGGCTGCGCATACTGAGGCAGAATACCCATCAGCCCGGTCAGGTCGGCCGCGCCAATCTCGGCGAAGGTGTCGTGCCCGCTGGCAGCCGCATAGTTGCCGATGAGCGAGGCGTTGGACTCCAGCGCCTTCGTCAGACCCAGCACGCCGTTGTACGTCGAGGTGCCGTCGCCGATGAAGCCGGTTTCGTCTTCCTTCTTGGCGAAGGCGTAGGCAGCTTCCTGTGCAAGGTCGTCCGCCATGTTGATGATGGCGTCCTCGTTCAGTTCGCAAGGGATGAGCGCGTAAACGCCCAGCTTCTTGGCCACGAGGTTGATGTTGTTCCACGCCTTCGTGGACTCGGTGATGGCCGTGTTTTCGCTGGACCAATAGGCGGTCAATCCGCCAGTCCGACGCGCGGCGGTCATGGTGTCGCGCATCATCGGGACGACGCGGGCGTGCTGGCGGAATACGCCGTAGGTTTCGCGCAGGTCGATAATGGTCTGGCTGAATTCGTTGGGCACCAGCGCGCCGCCGGTGCTGTTCACGTTCTCGCTGTGGGCGCGGGTGTCCACGTCCATGCCGCCGTAGTCGCGGCACCAGCGTGCGGCAGAGGTGTTGCCGTACACATTGGCGCGAATCCACTGTCCCGATTTATAGGCGTCCATTTCAGACTTGAACGCCTTCAGCTTGGCGTATCGGGTGAATTCGATGCGGGGGCCCTTGTCCTCGGGATGCGCACCGTTCAGGGGCTGCATAGCCGGAGCGCGGCGGGT